TTCCAGCAGTTCCTGCTTTTCCGCCTGCAAATGCGCCAATAACCGTACCAAGATCACCTTTGCCTCTAGCTAAATCTACAACAGCCTTACCTCTGTTATACATAATTGCAGGCCCTTGCCAAGGACCAGGAATAACAGCGGCTACTGGAGCTAGCTTTTTAACTACTTTTTTAACTTGTTTAAATTTTTTCTTAAGCCATCCAAACTCTGGTAATCCTGTAATAGGATTAATAGACATACCGCCGCCAACTGTATATTCATCTGGAGATAGGCCTGCAGCCCTCATCTCGGCCTCTATACGCTCTCTTGTTTCTGTGGAGATAATAGGTGGTACGACCATTTCGCCTTGGGCGACGTGAGCCATATATTGGTCTTCATCCCTACCTAATCTTGCTAAACCTTGTCCGCTATTGTCTATTTTATTCATCATACTATTGTAACCTTAATTTTCTTCGCTGTTAATTGATTCTTCTTCAGAATAAAGCCAAAAAACCAATAAATATCTATCGCCTTCCTCAACTGCTAAACCTCGATGTAGGTGAGTATAGCTAGGAAATATTAGACCGTTACCTGTCGGTAAAGGCTCTATGATTCCCCTGTTTAAAAATTCTGTTCCGCCGCCTTTGTAATCGCCTGTATTTAAGGGTACTACAATACTAACATCTGAACTGGCGTCGTGGTGCCAAGCACCTTGTTTTTTATCCTTTAAATTGTAGTTTGCTATTTGTATATTTCCGCCTGTAACGTGGCGATTCCATATTGTTAATAAAATTGGGTTAATAACAGATTGAACTACATGCAATAAAGAATTATATAATTCTGGGCATTTTTCACTTAAAACTATTTCTGGTATTTGCCTTAACTCATCTTCGTCTGGGTTTGGAGTAAATGCAAAATGTTTTTGCATATTATCAATTTCATCTAATAATATTTGACAGAACTTTTCTGAAAACAAAGGAACGGTATAAACGTCTTTTAAAGGCTCTGATATTACGCTTTTTAAAAGATTTTCTTTTGGTTCTTTTAAGCCTCCCCCCCTATAAAAATCTACAATATTTGGAATAGATTTTTTAGCTTTTTCTAAGGTTTCTTTTATTAAAAACCAATCGGATGGATATGCGAGCAATAGGTTTTTAAGCTCGTATTTTTCTTCTTCTAAATATATTTTTTCTGCTAGCATGTTGTTCCATATGTTAAGGCGTTGAAACTGTTACGCTTCCTAACGCTGATGTAGCAGAAACTCCTGTTAAGTAAGTGCGATGGCTCGTTAAATCAATAAACTCAGTCCCGTCAAATACTTGTAGCGTTTCTGTTGTTGTATTAAATATTAGCGTGCCTTGATTAAAATTCAAAGAATCACGTTCAGTAGTCGATAATTGTATCGTATTATCCGGATCTACTGATCCTAAGTTTATCTCTAAAATTCTTATAAGTCTATTAAAAACGTCTACTGATACGTATTGTCCTGAAGCTACAGGTAGTTGAGTTTGTAGTAATTTGCTCATCTTCTGCCGTCAGTTTTAATATCTATTCTAGTAGCCCCCAATCTCCAACCAATACCTAAATTACCGTTGTTATCGGCGTCATCATTTGATTCAATACGTAAAACTAATTGTCTTGCTCTTCCTCTAACGTATGCTTGTTGAGTTGTTTGACTAATAGCGCTTGTAGAGCTTGTTGTTAAAGAGTCGCCAGGAAAGTTCCTGGTTTTAACAACTATATTTACTGAGCAATCGTTTTGGTTTTCTATAAATTTAAAGTCTGGAATAATTCTTCTTATAAATGAAAACTGCTCACCCTCTCCTATATCAAAGTCTGAGCTTTCTATAAATACGTTAGTCATCGGCGATCCGTCTGCGTCAAATCCTGTTTCTTGTTCGTATAAATAACCGCCGCTTACTGCTCTTGGGAAGTTTTCAATACCAGCATCTAGCCAAGCGGTTCTACTTAGCTGTCCATACGTCCAGATGTTTTCCATATAGTTATAGATAACATATCTGTCTATTTCATTACTGTTAGCAGAACAATAGAACCAACCTACTTCGTTTTTATCAGCAATAGTAAAGGCATTTACTTTAAATGATTGTACTAGGTTGATATCGCCAAATACGTAATTATGAACGCTACAAGGCAAGGTTTGAACGCTACCGTTATAGCTATAAAAATTGTTATAGCCCATCCAGAAAATAGATGAAGGAGCTGTTACCGCAGCCTTAGGGCCAACTAATCCTGTTCCTTCGTTTACTAGGTTTACTGCAAAAGTAAAAGGAGGGCCAACAAACTGCATACTATATACAGCAGTATCTGTCCAAACAATAATTTCTTGCCTGGATTTAACGGCTCCAATAATAGCAGATCCAGAGGATAGCCTTAAAGAACCAGCTGTATTCGTTATTAAAGGCTCAAACTCTAAGTTATTTTCTTGATCAGAAAAAGCAATTAGCATCGGATCTACTGTACCGGTTCTGGCTGTACCTGCATCATTTATAGGGTCTGAGCCCAATACAATTAAATGCCTGTCTTTTTCAGAAGTAATAACTTGTAATCCTACTGTTGGAACTAAATTAGCTCCTGATATGCTAGACATATCTACAGCTCTTACGGCTGTACCGCTATTTTCTGTCCATTGGTAAATACCACCGCCTCTAACATTTATTATTAAGTTTTCGCCAAAATGATCATGCGTCCAAAGTCTTAACTGGTTTGTTACTGTTAAGGATGATGCGGAGCCAAAAGATCCTTCGCCCCAGCCGTTTACACCCCAACCGGTTCCTGGAACATATACATCCAAACCTACGTTTATTTGATAGGCTCCTATTGTACTTGAGCCGCCATTTCCGGTATCACTTGCGTTAGCTGTTACAGTATTTCCGCTAGTATCTTTAGCTATTATTTTATATGAGTTGGTATTTACTATAGTATCTATTTGATATTCTTGGTTTAAAACTTCAGCAGTAATATTTCCACCCAAGCTTACAGCGTCTGTAAATGTAACAAAATCATTTTTTACAGATCCATTCCCTGTATCAGTTACTGTAATGGTTGAAGAACCGTTTGTTGCAGAAAAAGTTACATCTCCTGCAGCTGTTGTAGATCTTATTGGAGTAATATCGTTAAAATTAGAGCCCTCTTCTATATAGTATTTCCAAGTAGTACCAAGGCCTAAGTATTTGGTTCCTTCTATTGACACCCAGGGATGTAAGGCTCTACAGGTGCCAAGAAAGCTATTAGGAGTATTTTTGGTCCATCCTCCAAATTTTTCTGGTAATCCTTTTCTAAAACGAACGAGATTGACGTCAAACCAACCGCCCTCGTTACTATAATCGGTACCTTCTCTGTTGATACCTGGGTTAAATACTGCTTTCTGTAAGGTCATTTAAAGGCTCTAATTCTGGTATTTTGTTTATCGTTAATAAAGTTTTAATTAAAGACTCTTTTGAGTCAATCTTTTTTAAATTATTTGCTGTCTTTGCATACTCTGTTTGATTTCCATCTTCTGTAAACGGAATGAAGAAAACCTTATTAATAGGCAAAGCAACCAAGCAAAACATATCTATTTGCCCGTTTCCATATCTTACCATTTTATTTTGCCGAATGTTATCTTGAGTTCGCTTGCTGGTTCGTATTTCCCAGCGGTAATAATCTTGTCCTCTGCGCTTATAAATGCTGTTAGTAGTCTTTACTTGTACTTTATATAGCTGTCCTTGATGATCTAGAATTAAATCTGAACGATGTCCTGCTGGAGCTAAAATAACAGAGTCGCAATATCTCATCAGGTATGATGCTGCTAAATATTCACCTGCTAACGCAATACGCGTTGTAGCATGTGGCATTTTATCTCCTTATATTTTTCCCCACTCTTTACCTTCAAATAGCAGGGATTCTGCGTTTCTTCTTCTAACCAGTCCTTCTAAAACTTTGCCATCTACTTTATTCCATCTTTGTATCTGAGCCGGAACATCTTCGTATTTTTTATTGTTTAAAACTTTTAAAAGAGTAGATTTTTTTAAATTATCTGGCCCAAGGTTAAAAACCCAAGAAACCAAAGCATCAAATTGATTTTGGTTTAAATCTACTTTTACTAAATCTTTTACGTAATTTTCGTATTCTTTTATTTCTTCTGATAGAAGTTTTTCGGCATTTTCTTTTGTAATAGTATCGCCTTCTTGAACATTTTTAGTTGAACCGTATCCATAGGTCCATACTGAAGCGGCGCATTGATACGCCTCTAGACTGCAGCCCTCAAATTTTTTGATTAGGCACAGTCCTTCTTGGGATATTTTCATATCACTCTTTTTTGTCGTCGGTATTAGACGCTCCAAAATAGAACGAAATAATTGCACTAGCCAATCCACCTAAGTATCCTAATACTAAATTTATTAAACCTTCCGAAGTCTGATCCGGAGGTTGTATTGTTACCATAAATATATATCCTAAAAATCCAGCAATAGTTCCTATACCTATTATTCTAGCAGTCCAGTCTTTTGAAAAATACCTTCTTGCGCTTTGCTTTTCTTTAGCCTCTAAAGCAAAGATATCAACTTCAAGCTCTTTCATTTTTAATTCAAAATCTTTTTCAGCTTTTTTTAACTCCATCATTTGCTCAGATGTAGCGTTATAAATTGCTGTTTCTATTGATTTTGGATTATTAGGAACTCCTAAGGCCTCAGATATAACACTTGCTGCCATTCCCCCCATAGGTCCGCCTAGAGCTGTACCAAGAGTAGGGGCTACTGCACCAACTATTTCTTTTAGAATTTTTTTAAACTTCATAACATGACTGATATTAAGGCTATAGCTAAAGCGCCTATAAAGCCAAAAATACCAAAGGTTGTCATTTTTATTGTATTGTTAATTGAGGATATTTCGCTTTTTATATCTGCAAATTCGTTAAATGCTGTCTTCCAACGCTCAGAGCATTGGGTTTCATGTTTGGCAAGATCTGCCGCTACGGTTACGGCTGTGGCTTTAGTACCTGGCATTTTAAAATTTTACATATTAAGTTGATTAGTTTACCCCTCAATTGTATCTTCAAGAGCAACTATGTCAATAATATATTAAAAAAGCTTAAAATTTTAATTTAAAACGCTAAAACCTCTTCAGAGCTTTTTCTTGAAGAGAAAAATTAAAAGAGGTTCTAGGATATTAACTTATGCAAGATAATTGATTCTGAGACGTCTCAGAGGCATGTTTTTTTAAGATTTTTAAAAAATTTAACTATTCGCCAACTTTACCTATATTAATAGCTAGTAAATTTATAAATTTATAAAAATTGGCTAACCATTCGTTATCTTTTGGCGTAGATGTTGTTGCTGCTACAATTGAAGCAATCGTCACGATTGCAGTTATCCAATTTACTATTTCTACTATATTATCCATTATCACTTTCCTCCTCAGTTGGTGTAGTTTCTACGGACTCTTCTGGCTCAGCAAATTCTTTTAATTGCTCAACCACTTCTTTTCTTAAAATGGCAACAAATTCTAAATCGTTACCCTCCCAAGTGCCTCTTTTGGCAGCTACATCAATAAGTTGTAGCATTCCTAATAAAAATTGTTTCTTCTCCATTTTAGTTCTCCTTTTTAATAATTAAATTATATACTAAGAATTATTAGATATATATGTTTGGCCGGTAGAAATTGCATCTGTATAAGGCGTTTTATCATCCGGACTTCCTACTATATCAGGTGTATCATCATCTTCGTCTTCAGGCTCATACGCTAAAATAATTTCTAAATGATCTACGTTTCTTTGTACGACCTCGTTGATTCCAGCTTGATCTAGGTCTGCAACTGTAGGCTCGGCTGAAGCATCTGTATTAATACTATTAATAAGATTTACGCTGTCCATTGCATTAGTTAAACATTCACTTACTGTTAGTGCCATATTATTCTCCTTTTAAAGTTTGTATTTCGGCTTTTAATTCATCTACTTGTGATGAAAGCTCTTGAATTGATTTAATTAAAGCAGGAACAAAAGTAGCATATTCTAATGATTGTTTAGTTGTATTTTCATCTTCATCCCAACCACTAAAACTTACACCCAGCTTGTCCATTGTTTGTTTTACTTCTTGAGCAATTAAACCATCAACAACTTCATCTGGATTAGATAAATCGTTTTTGTTTTTGTCTAAAAATTCTTCTGGGTAATCTTTAGGTGCAACTCTTTTATATTTTCTAGGCTTAAGCTCTTTAATAAACTCAAGACCTAAATCAGAATCTTCTATTTCTCTTTTAATTCTTTCATCTGAATAAGTTGAAAAAGCAACTTGTCCTTTAATAGCAGAAACACTTGTATTACCAATAAATACGTTATTAGAAGAAGTAACAGAAATGTTATATCCCAAAGATGTTGCATTTGCTATAGTTGCACTAGCATCTGCTCTATTACCAATACATGTGTTTTGAAATCCTGTTGTTACAGTATCTCCAGAATCGTAACCAACAAAAGTATTGTCATCACCTGTTGTTACCTGATCACCAGACTGAAAACCAATAAAAACATTAGCTTCAGATGAGGTTGCTCTAGTACCAGCATTACTTCCAATCATAATATTATCAGAGCCAGTAAAAGTGCTAGTATCCGCAGCTAAATCACCTATAACAATATTATCATCACCAGTAGCAAAACGACCAGCTTCATTACCTATTCCTATATTTCGATTGCCTGAGGCATTTCTCAGAGCTTCACAACCAACAGCTACACAGTCTGTTGTATCAACACCAGAGCTTTGTAGTGCAACAGACCCAACCGCAGTATTACTATGTCCTGTAGTTACAGCCGCCAGAGAAAGATAACCAACTCCTGTATTATTATTTGCAGTTGTATTAGAATCTAAAGAACTAGAACCAACTGCTGTATTTCCAGTTCCTGTAGTGCTTAAATATAAGGCTCTATAACCAATTCCAGTATTATTATCAGCATCAGATGATGTTAAAGCCTCACGACCAACCGCAGTATTTTGAGAGGCTGTTGTATTTGCATCTAATGATAATGCACCTATAGCAGTATTTGAAGTACCAGTTGTGTTTGAGCGTAGCGCAAGAAGACCAACCGCTGTATTATTATCAGCAGTAGTATTGGCTGCTAAAGCACCGTCACCCATAGCTACATTACTTGAACCAGTTGTATTTGCGCCAAGAGGACCAGCTAATCCAGAATATTCACAGCCTACTGCCGTGTTGTTAATCCCTGTTGTATTTGCATATAAGGCTTTATAACCTACAGCCGTTAATCTACTACCTGTAGTATTATCATGTGCTGCTTCTGAACCTATAGCAGTATTTGCACCTGCTGTTGTAGTGTTTGTAAGTGCTTTGAAACCTAATGCGGTATTATTATTTGCTGTTGTATTAGCATCAAGAGCATTTACACCAAGAGCTACATTATAACTACCAGTTGTATTTACAGCCATTGATGATTTACCAACTGCGGTATTTTCAGCTCCTGTGGTGTTAGCATCTAAAGAAGATTTACCAATCGCTGTATTGTTTGATGCAGTTGTATTGGCATCAAGAGCTGCATGACCTAAAGCAGTATTGTTAGCACCTGTAGTGTTTACTGCCATGGCACTGCTTCCTACTGCTGTATTTTGAGAAGCAGTTGTGTTTGCAGATAAACTCTGATAGCCGACTGCTGTATTTGTAGCACCTTCTGTATTTGCATCAAGCGACAAAGCTCCTACTGCTGTATTATTGTCTCCAGTTGTATTAGCAGTTAATGCTTTTCTACCTATTGCAGTTCCAGAAGTTCCTGTAGTATTTGCATTTAAAGTTGCATAACCTACACCAGTATTAAAATTATCTGTTGTTACTGTTGCTAATGATAAAGCACCAACAGCGACACTTTCAGTTCCTTCGGTCAAAGCTGTCATAGCATTTGTACCTATAGCTACGTTACTGTCTCCAGAAGTTATACTGTCTAAAGCTGTATTACCTAAAGCTACGTTGTTTGTACCTGTTGGATAATTACCATCAAGTTTAATTGTTCCACTGTCTACTGAAACATTACCTGCAACTGTAAGACCATCTGTTACTGCTGTACCTGTTACGTCTATACCTGTTGAGGTTGTAGCTATTTTTAAATTATTATTGTGATATAAATATACACCATCATCGTGTAGAAAAGTTGCCAATGTCTCGGTGTTATCATATTTCATGATATATACACCAGCACTACCTCTGATATATAAAACACCTGTACCTTGTTCGTCTAAATAACTATTAGAACCATCATGATAAATCTGTAGGTCAGAACCAGCTCCAAAGATTGCTTTGTCGTTATCACCAAAGTTAATATCAGCACTTGTTGTAAGACCATCAGTAGTAATTACGCCAGTAACGTCTATGCCTGTTGAGGTTGTTTCTAATTTTACAGAATTATCATAATAAAGTTTTACCCAACCAGTAGGAGAGTTACCTGCAAAATATGTTTTTGAAC